CAAGCTGGCATAGACGCGGCCTGCAAATTCCAAAATGCAAGCATAATGGTTTTGAAGGTGGAGCGCGACACTATTGAAATGGAAGATTTTTTTAACGGCATTTTCAAATGAGCCTCGACCCCAACAAAATAGCGGCGTTTTGCGCCAACATCTACGGGCAACCTCTTTGCCCGATTGGGGGCGCGGTAAACATCGTGTACATTGAAGGGTTAAACCAGGACGGTACACCAAACGCCGATGAGCCGAACAAATGGAATGACCTGCGGCTCTTACTGACTTTTGTAGATGGTGAGTGGAAGATGCTACACAACGCCGTCGCCACCACTGAGCCGGGCGATTACTACACCAAAAACCCAACAAATAAAAAAGGCTGTGCCAGGATTGCGTTTGGGTATCACCCGCCCGCATGGAAGTTGGGTTTCCATAAAGGAGTGCAGCCAGCAGTGGTGCAGGTAGGGCAGGTGAAGATTCACAGGGATTTGAATCGGGATGGACTACGCAACAGAACTGAGGAGGCGTTTATGTCGGGGCCAATTGGCCTAAACCACCACACCACGAACAAGCAGTTTAAAGGCGAATTAGTTGGCAAGCATTCTGCCGGGTGTTTGGTGGGGAAGTTGCATTCGTCACACCTCGCATTCTTGGCAATGCTCAAAATGGATGTTCGCATAGTTGCGGGAAAACCGTATCTGTACGATTCGTGGGTTTTGCCGGGGGATAAGTTCACAATTCAATTTTCAATGAGACGAACACCTTATTCCGACCTATGTGCCGGGCGTTGGCGTTACTAATCCAGTTTACAAGGTCTACCATGTTTCCGGCCTTGAAAAGCGTGTGCCGTCTGAGGAGGTTAAAACCGTGTTTCTCGCATACGATGACCTGAAATCACCATACCCATACGCCCCCTACCTTGCAATGACGCTGGATTGTCTTGTGAGCGATGGCGAAGCGGTGACGGCGGAAGATATTTTTTGGGTGGAGGAAAAAAGTTACCAAGACTAGGCAACAATGAACCAATACGACTTCACACCATTCACCGCCCCGCCATCCGGGTTTGTAAAGACGGCCCGCGCTGTGGCGTTTGCGTTGTTTGTGGTGATTGCGTTGGCGTGTTTGGCGGGGTGATTTGCGGGAATTAGAAAAGCCGTGTACCTTTCCATTATGAAAAACACATCTACCTTCCGAACACTTGCCTTTTTACTCCTTATTGTTTTTGCCGCATCTTGCGCCGAGCGTGACCCGCTAATAATTTGCGACACTGCCAACGGAGAATGGACATGGGAAAGCAACCATGAAATTTACCTGCAATTCAATGACGGCATTTTACTGAGCGGCGCGCGATGGCCTGACGGTATTCACATTTACGAGACGTTTGAATACACCTGCTGCTGCGATACGCTTTACATGAAAAGCCGTGACACCGGGTTTGAGTTTTGGTTAACGCTGTGGATAACCAGCGACACGACGGCGATAATTAACGGAGAACACTACGCGAAGCCGGAGGTTATGGAACGAATCTGAATCAAGGTTATAAAAGGCAAGGGCAATGAGCCGCCAATCTCGCAAGGGGTTGGCGGCTTTTTTGTGGCCTAATTTTTGGCACAGTTTGTAAAAAGTTTACCTTTGCAAACAATAGTTAGTATTTTTGTGCATCAAAGATAACTTTTGGAAAAGAAAAGTTAACCTATGGGGAAGACGAAAGGGGTAGCGTCCCCGGCGCATACAAACGAAGAAAAGATTTCACTCGCAAAGCGGGTGTGTGAGGTGTACGAATCTCAAAATTGCACACTTGAAAGTGCTTGTGAGTCGGTTGGTATTGCATGGAGAACATTCTACCTGTGGAATGCCCAGATTGCAGAGATTGCAGAAACCTATAAAAAGGCCAAAGAAAAAGCGGATGAATTTTATTGGCAGGAACTATTGAAGCCAAAATTAAAAACAAGTCTTGAGGTATTAGTTGAAGGGTTCCAGGATGAACAGGAAACGGAGGAGGATGTATATTGGCAGGGCGTATCTATCAAAGACCCAGACACCGGGATGCCTATGCGCAAGAATAAGATCGTTCGCTCCCGTGTAGCCCCGAACCCCACCTCTGTAATTTTCGGAATGAAGGTGGTTTTCCCAGACAAAACAAAAGACGGGTTAGATATTACAAGTGGCGGCAAAGAACTGAGCCGTGGGCCGCTTGCCGATTTGCCTATTGAGCAGCAGGCAGAGATTTTGAGAATGCTACAAAAAAAGGATGCTGACAGATGAGGATGTGATTTGGGCGAAGGTGGAATGCTTTAAGGCGGGCATTTACGACGTGCTTGATTTGTCGGGCAAGCAAGTTGAGGCGATGGGAGTGCTTTGTGATGACGAAGTGGACGAGTTGATGTTTGGCGGTGCCGCATACGGGGGTAAGTCGTGGCTTGGTTGCGAATGGTTTTTGTGGAGATGTCTTGCGTATCCAGGAACACGCCGCTTTGTTGGTCGCCACCACTTGAAGCAGATTAGGGAAAGTACAATGGTCACTTTCCGAAAGGTTTGCAGAAAGCATAAAATTCCGCAGGATTGGTGGAGGTACAATGAGCAGTCGGTTTCTATTAGGTTTGAAAATGGGTCTGAAATTGTCGGAATTGAAATGATGCACAGGCCGGGCGACCCGGAATTTGACGCTTTTGGTTCAACGGAATTTACGGACGGATGGATTGAGGAGGGCGGGGGGGTAGCGGCGAAGGCTCACGAAATAGCAGGGACGCGCATAGGGCGGCACATGAACGAGGAGTATGGGTTGAGGGGGAAAATGTTGATTACGGGCAACCCTTCCAGAAATTGGATGTATAGGGATTTTTACAAGCCGTCAAAGGACGGGACTTTGAAAAAATCAAAAAAGTATATCCAAAGCCTTTCGGATCACAACAAGTACGCAGACCCGGCATATTTACAGCGGCTTGATAGCCTTACTGGTCAGGCGCGACAAAGATTAAAGCAGGGTAATTGGGAATTTGAAGACGATCCAGACCAGTTGATTGAGTCGGATGCAATACTGGATTTGTTTGAAAACATCCACGTCCTACCGGATGAAACGAAAAAGCATATAGTTGTAGACGTGGCGTTACACGGCAGCGATATTTACCGCGCTGCGGTATTCTACGGGAATGTTCTGGTTGAGCATATAAGCATGGCAAAGAGTGGCGGGGCGCAAGTGCTACAAAGGATAAACGATTTGAGGGTACGGCACGGAGTGAGGGCAAGCGCGGTAATTTACGATGCGGACGGGGTTGGCGGGTTTATAGGCGGCGCGGGCGGGTTTATTCAGGGGGCAATTGCTTTTCACGGCAACGCCGCCCCAATCAAAATAAACCGGGACAAGACCCGAACGTTTGCCAATCTGAAAGCGCAGTGCGGTTTTATGTTGGCAGATGACATTAACGAGGGGGCTATTTATGCCAGAGGCGTGAAAGACGAAGCAGACCGGGAACTACTGAGCGAAGAACTTGCGCACATCAAAAAAGTAGATACGGGGGATTCCCCGTTGAAGTTGAAGCCAAAAACAGAGGTTAAGGTTGATTTGGGCAGAAGCCCGGACTTTTCAGACCTGTTTTTGATGAAAAAGATGTATGACATCAAACAGTCCCGCATGGTGGCAAAACCAAGGGATTTAAACTGAAATAAAGAATGACAGTATTAGAACATTTGAGTGAGGCTTTACGCCTTGACAGACTAGAAAGGGCAAGCAGCCCCGTATCCATGCACATCGTTAACGCCCTTGCCACATTCGGCACAGCCGGGCAAAACGAGGTGCGCAAGGCAAATGCGGCCCGGTTGAGCCGCCAACCCGTCGCAAAGTCACAAGGCGAACCAAGGCAATGGAAGCCGGGTGAAACGTTGGGAAAGCCAACGGGCTTGCCAGTGTCAGTGGTGATAGAATCACCACTAAATCCAGGCAAGCAGCAAGCCCAACAATCGAAGGCGCAACCGTTACAGGCTACAACGGAGAAACCCGCCCCCGCCGCCCCACCGTCCGAAAAAAGAAGTGTGCAAGTTGCGGAAACTAAGCCTGAGTTTCAAGACCTGGTTAACGCCACATCCTCCGACATTCCAACCCGCCCTACCAAGGTTCTGGAAATGTACGGGCTGGAGCAGATCAAAACCTACCTTGAGCTTTCGGGTGTAGAGATAAAAGAGGGCGCAAGTGAGCGCGAAATTGCCGCCCTACTCATTCAAACCGTGAATAAGAAATGACGGCAACCCTAAACACGAACTTAGGGGAAATGGCAGAGATACAACTGCCTTCAAGCCTCGCGGAAGTGCCGCTAAATCGGTACATTGATTTCATTGTGGAATGCCGCGCAATAGGCGACACCTCAAAGAATCAGGTTTCCGCAATGGCGCGGGCGGCGGGTGCATTTTACGGGTTGGATTTAGACGAAATGGTGAAGCGCACTTTGGCTGAAGACCCGGACGCGCAAATCGTTGGGCTTGACCAAAGCCTAAACACGCTGTTTGGCTACGCCATTGAATTGGTGCGCAAAGCGGCTGGTGTGATGTTGCCGCCCGATAGGTCAGAGGTAAATTACAAGGGCGAGGTGTACCGCGTTCCAACCATTCTACAAAACGCGCTTTCAGGAGACAAGTCCCTTCCAAATATTTCAGTCATTGAAGCGGTGGAGTGTGCAGAAATTCGCCGCTTAACAGCGCAAACGCTGGAATCAAGGGGCAACCCCGGCGGGATGCTTAGAAAGCAGGTGTTGGACTTACTGATTGGCGAAACAGGCGCAAACAATATCCCTGATAAGGCGGTGATGGATAGGGCTGAAAAGTTTATTCAAGAAGAAACCGCAAAGCGTGGCGACCCGGATGGCTCCTTAATGTTCACCATGTACCTGCATCTTTTGGCCGTGCTCCTACGCAAGGAAGGCGAGCAAATGCCAATAGGTGACACGGAGCGCGAATCGTGGATACTTGACCGGGTGGCGTATTTTCAAGAGGTTGACGCGCAAACAGCGCTGAACCTGGATTTTTTTTTGCTTCATATTTCGATGCCCTCCGATCAAAGCCCGGATGCCATTGGTTTTTTGAGCCGCCCGATGATGCAACTATTGGTGGAGACGGAGATTCGTACCGCAAAGCAAAAGCCGAGGCTCAATCGAAAAATGCGGCGGTCTTTGCGCGGGTTGGCTGGCGGCAAATCATTGTCCTCCTCCTCGAAAAAGGCTGGTTCGGGAAAATCAAAAAAGTCTACCGCGCAAATTTTGAAGATGCCGTTAGATTAATATCAATCGAAAACGCAAGCCGATGAATCTTTCTTTAAGAGATTTTTACCAAATAGGCCGCGATGCCGTCAGGCTATTCCCCGCCAACGCCGAAAGGCCGTGCCTGCAATTGCAGGCTTTTCGCGTACTGACACGCGGCGGCGGGGCCACGGAGATCGGCACGGAGAATCTTGGGGCTGTCCCAACGGACAAAGACAACCCATTTTTTTGGTCGCGCAAATGGCACAACAACAAGTACCACCCCGACGCGCTTACATTTGATTACCCAATCCTGACCATGTTTGAAACGTTCGGAGAGACAGCGCAAACGCCGTTCAATCCGCCGCTTGGTCGTCAGTACACCATTGAACTTGCCGTGTTTGACACTTACCAAGACGATTGCGTAAACGGCAAATACACTGGCTGCAAAGCGCGTACAATCAACGACATTTATCTGGACACTGGAACGCTACTCGATAGCGTGTTGCAGTACATAGGCGGCATGGTTGAGGCCACGATTGGTACAGGTGAAGCGCAGATGTATTACCGCCCTTGGCTTGTTTCCGCCCATGCTTTGGGCGCGATTGCAGACTATAATGTTACAAATATGCTTGGCGCTCAATTAAATCCGCTTAATAAGCAAGTGCGCTTTTCAAGGGTTGACCGCTTTGCCACCCAAAAGATATTCGGCACAAAGTGCCAGATCGTATTCATGACGAACAATTGTGAGACGATTGATTACAACCTGGAACTGCCAGACTTTGGAACCGTTGGTTTTGAGGCCTGGCGTACAAACTATTGATTATGATAAACGAAACGTCGTCGCTATCAATATCGCTTCAAGACGATAAAAACCTTGACAAGGTGATTGTTTTCACAACATACGAAGACGGATGTAGAGGTGGGGCGTTTCTTAATATTGAAATGAACGAAGCGGATGGGCAGCCCATCCAAATAACCGACATCCCGGAAACACAGATAAGGCAACTTGCGGCATACTTAAACGCACTGTTACCACAAAGGCGATACTAATGCCAGAAAATCGCGACATAAAGCCCATCCTTGAAAATGTGATGCAGTTAATGCAAGCACGCTTTCAAGCAAGCCTAAAGGCGCAAGGCCACGTTAACCGGGGCAATTTGAGTGAGAGCATCAAATACACCACAGAAGTGTCTGATTTGCTTGGTATTGGTAAAATGGAAATTGCTGACTACGGTATTTATGTGAACGTTGGCGTAAAGGCAGAGCGGATAAATTACCCCATTCAGGTAATGATTGATTGGTGGCAAGACCGTGGATTATCAGAGCGAGAGGCGACAAGCGCGGCATGGGCGACGCGGGCGGTGCATAAGAGGGAAGGAATGCCCACGCGGGCAAGCGCACGGTTTTCAGAGACAGGCGACAGGCTTGGGTTTGTTGAGGCGGCGGTTGAGCAAAGTTTGGAGGAAATCGGCGCACTGATTGAAAACCAGTACGGTTCGCTGATTGAATTGAATTTTTCTGAATATTTTAATCGTGACAAAATACGCTTTGAGGGATGAGTAAAATCATTTTTGAACTGGTATTGCAGGATGTGAACGCACAGCAGGCAATCCAGAAGTTTCGGCAAGACATCAAAGATGCGAATGCCGAAATCAAAAAAGGGGTTGGCGCAGATCGTTTCAAGGAACTGACCGAAAAGATAACGGCGGCGAAAATTGAAACGCTTAAACTGACCGACGAACAAAAGAAACTCCGTAAAGAGTTTGCCGCTACGCAAGTCCCCACGGACAGCCTTGCAGGGCTTCGTATCGCTTATGCACAAGTCACAGAACAAGTCAGAATACTAAGCAATGCAGAGCGCGAAAGTGATTTTGGCAAAAGCCTAATAAAGCGCGGCGCGGGACTAAAATCACAAATAGACGGTATTGAGCAAAGCCTTGGAAGGTTCACCGGGAACGTAGGGAACTACAAATCCGCCATGCTATCCATTGGCGACCTTATTACGGGCGGACTTGCAACGGGTGGAATATTGGCAGTTACTAACGGAGTTGTAAGCCTTGGGAATCGGGCAATCGAGGTGAATGCAAAAGTGTCCGACAGCGTTGCGGATGTGGCAAAGGCCGCAAACGTTTCGATTTCCGTAATAAACGAACTGGCAGAAAAACTAAAATTGCGAGATACCAGAACTAGCCTTTTAGATCAACTTGGAATTGCAGAGATAGGCGGTAAACTTGGGGTAGCAGAAAAAGACTTATTGGGGTTTGTTGAGGCGGTGGATGTTGTGAACGTGGCACTTGGCGACCAGTTTGGCGGAAGTGTAGAGCAGACAACAGAGGTTATTGGTAAGCTCAGAAACGTCCTTTTGGACATCAAAACCAACGACATAGGTACTGACATTGTTGGGATTGGTAACGCGCTCAACTTTCTGGAATCGCAGGGCGCGGCAAGTGCCGGGACGATGGCAGACTTTGCCGGGCGGATTGGTGGCGTTGCCTCTCCTTTGGGTGTTAGTGCCGGGCAAATCCTTGGCGTATCGGCAACGCTTGACGAATTGGCCGTCAATGCTGAGCGCGGCTCCACGGCGGTGGTAAGAATACTTCAACGGGTCGCGGTTGCGCCCGATAGTTTTGCAAAGGCAATAGGTGTTCCCGCTAAGGAATTTAAAGACCTGGTTAATAAGGATATTTTTGGGGCTGTTCAACTTGTACTTCAAAAACTGAACGACAAAAACCTTTCAAATACGGAGTTACAACAGACGCTTAAAGACCTGAAAATAAACGGAGTCGGGGTTTCGGAGGTGGTTGGTAAGTTAGGCGCAAACCTTGACCTATTAAAAACGCGGGTAAATCAGTCTACAACGGCACTAGGGGAATCGAGCAGCGTATTGCAGGAATTTGAAAAAAAGAACGACACGCTTGCCGCTTCCATCCAAAAGGCGAAAAACGCCTATGACAACTTCCTGACTAATAGTTCAAACGCTGACGCGATTGGCGGAACGCTTGATTTTTTGATTGAAAAGGTGCAGATATTCGAGCGGGTTGCAGAACTGGCAATAGGGCCAAGCAAGCGGCTATTCGACAGTATTAAAAACTTTTTTAGTGACGATGAAAAGGTTGGGTTGAATGGTCTTGATGTTGAAACGCTAAAACAAACCATTGACCTGGTTACGGGTGAACTTTTGCCCGTTGTGAACAAGGCCACTGAGGCCACGGATGAAAACACGGACGCAACGGATAAGAATACCGAATCAAAGGACAAGAATAAAAAAGAGCAGGCTTTGGTTAACGGCTCCCTTGCTTTTTTTCGTGACCAAATAGCAGACCTTAAAAAAGAGTTAGAGAACACCCCGCCTGACAGTCCGCTATTCAAAAAACTGATAGGCAATATTCGGGAGGCTGAAACCGCGCTTGCGAAACTGGAGGAGTTGGTTAAAACCGCGCTCGACCCTTCCGATATTGGCACGGGTATAATCCCGGCGGGCGGGCTTACTGTTCCAATAACGCTTGAAGTCGTTGATGAAGACAAGACGGCAAAGCAGATTGAGGAATTTCTAAAAAGGATAAACAAAAAAGCAAGGGAAAACAAGGCTGAATCTGACGCGGAACAGGCTGAAATTGATGCGGCCCGCCGTGAAGATTTAGAGGAAGCGATAAAAGAAGCCGCGCTCGACACCGCGCAAGCCATATCAAACGGTCTTTTTGAAATTCAAAGAAGCCGTCAGGAAAAGGAGAAAAATGAGGCGTTATCCGCCCTTGACGCTGAAACAGCAAAGAAGATTGAACAAGCGCAGGGCAACGCCGCACTCATTACCCAGATCGAAAAAGACGCGGACAAAAAACGCGCTGCCATCGAAAGGGAGGCCGCGCAACGCGCTAAAGGCATTGCCCTGAAACAGGCCGCAATAGACACCGCATTATCTATACTGAAAGCCCTTTCATCGGCTGTACCGCCCTTCAACTTTATACTTGCGGGGGCCGCCGCCGTTGCGGGGGCTATTCAGTTGGCAGTTATCAAAAAACAGGAATTCGCAGGCGGGGGCCGTGTTAAAAAGTTGGGTAGCGGAATTATCAACGAAAAACCTAATCACCCCACAACTTCACGCGGCGACAACGTACTCGCTCTTGTAAAATCGGGCGAAATGATTTTGAACGAACAGCAGCAGGCGCGTTTGGAATCAATCGCAGGGCGGGGCATATACGGGCGCATCGGTGTACCGCTCCACGGCGTAACTTCAAAACTTGTCCCACAATTCGCAGGCGGTGGATTTGCCACGGATTTCACCCCTCAAATAGCACTGCCGCAAGGCGGGGCCGGGCAAGCGATTGTAGTGCAAACGGTCGCTGAAATTTCAGATGAACAGATGAATATGTTGGCGGCAAGGATTGCCGGGCAAACAGGCCGCGCCGCAAAGGAAGGCGTTGGCGAGGGCTTGGAAGACAATAACCGACTGCAAGAAAGGCAGGCAGCATTAACCAGAAACCGCGAAGCATAATGGCACTTATAATAACATCAGAACCATACAGCCGCCCGTCATTGCTTGACCCGGCTGTGCCGCCCGTACCCGTTTCCGATTGTTGGCGGTGGTGTTTGCAGGCTGACGATGCCGACGCGGTTACAACGCCGGGCGGGTATGCTGAGGTAGAGGTTACAATACCCGCTACCTGCACTGTTCCAACTAACGGAACGGAGGTGATTATTTGGGGCCATGTATTTACGGTTGACGATTCCACGCCGTTCACCGGAACGTCCTTTGAGGTGGAAACGTCCGGCCTTACAACCGCCCTGAATTTTGTGGCAATGATTCAGGCAAATTTGTTTTTTAATGACGCTGTGACCATTGCCGTAACTGCACCTGGTTCTATTGTTGTCACGCTCACATGGGTAGAGTGCCGCGAACAGCCGCGTTTTACGGCGGAAGATATGGACTTTACGGGCATTGATGACGCGGGCGGATCAGGAACCTACACCAACGGCACAAGCCCGGTTTATGTGGAAGGGTACAAGATTGTGACACGTTTGGGCGCATACGTTAATAGCGTGTTCGCGCCACTATCGCCAAAAGTTGGATTAACCACAGACCAACAATGTACGGAGGTGGGCGAGGTGTGCGTGGATTATGTGGAAGATGCGCAGTCTATGTTATTCACCCATTTGCCCGAACTTACAAGCACCTCAATCATTACGTCCTTTGTGAATGGCGAATCCTTGATGTGCTTGTTTTCCCTCGAATACGGATGGGTTTACCGCGAAGATTGCCAAGCCAAAAGCGGCACTATAAAAAAGAGCGATTTGGTTTTGGGTATCAATGCCGCCTTTGATATTGATGACGAATACCAGATGCGCCGCTACTGGTACGGACACCCGGACGGATACCCGACGGGGCAATTTGTCTCTGACTATCTGACTACGCAGCCAAAGATCAATCATTTGTGTTGGGAATCATTTGCCTGGCTGTGGTTTTTGAATAGTTGGCAGGATGATGAGGGGAACTATGATTTGGTAGCGCACTTTGTGCTTTATAACGCGGCGGGCGTTGCAGAGGTGTTTGATGTTGTGATAAACAATTACGGCGTTGACGGCTCCCTATGCACACACCCGGTCTGCTTCAACGTGTCGCCCGCCTATGTGATTGCAAACGCCCCAACGCTTACAGCCGCAAACCTTGTGCGCTATGACGTGGTAGTGTATGGCACAAACGTATCCGACCCGGAGGATGTGATTTTCAACGCAACGGAGTACATGACGTTTTTGCCCGCGCATTGCTGCGATGACAAAACGGATTTGTATGTGCTGACACCGCCAGGCGGTTTTGCCACGCAATTGATAGAGGTTTTGGAGCGGTCAATTGTCAAGGATGGGCAAGAGGTGAACTTGCAAGTGCCATGTGGTGACAGTCGTTCAAATCGGGCGAAATACGGTGGGCGCACAATGGTTAATTTGCGCACTTACGAAAAGATAGATTTTGTTTTTCGCCTTCCAAACACGCCTGAAGGGGTGCGATGGATGCGGCACGTCAGGCAGTCGCCGCAAACCATGATAAAGGTTTATAGCGATGGGCTTTACAGCATATCCAACTCAAACAAGGGCAATCCGCTTGCAAAGAAATTCATCATTGACCCGGCAAGCGTAACGACTTACGTTGTTGGCGAGGGACTTGAATTTAAGGCAACCGGGTACATGGGGGACATCCCTACACAAAAAGGAATTGAGCCATGACGCAGTGCGTAGAGATAAAAGTATTTGGCCTTTCCAAAACGACTTCGGCGCGTCTTGGTGGCACACTTGAATCCCCTGTTACGGAGGCTGTGCTGGATTTGCCAGCCGATTTTTCTTTGCGCTTGTCAAAGGATGTGGAAAAACTTTCGCGGGCAAACAAAATTGCAACGGAAGGCGCGTTGCCGTTTGAGGTGGGATTTACAAAAACGAACAACGCCGTTTTTTCGGAGTTCTCTACGCCCGTAACACTCGACAGCAATACAACTTTTTACCGCGTAGGTGTAACAGCTAACGGCCACGGCCTGCAATTCGATAGGCTTGTGGTTACTGGTAGAACGGATAATTGGCAGTTAGAACTGAGGCGTTCACCAAATCATTGGGTAGAACTAGCAAGCCAATACAAGACAAATGAGGTGGACTTTGGGACGTTCCAAATGGCTGAAACGTGGCTCGACGGGAATTGGCCGCAAGGAACGTATGAAGGGACGTATCCATATACGGAGGCTCTTTTCCCAGGTGATCCTATCCCGGTTTATTTCCCATTGATAGACTATGGTGGATGGTGCGATGAAACGCCACCGATTCAAGGAAGCGAGAACACGGGTGTAAAGGCCGTTGGCATTGAGGACTACCGCCCATTGATTTCCTTTCCATACCTTTTACGGCAGGGCTTTTGCCTTTTTGGTTGGACTTTAGAGGGTGTTATTTTCGACGCAGATTGGGTAAAGTCGCTTTGGTTGTACGCCCTTCGCCCTGACTATTACATTGCCGGAACGCGGGGCGGGTGGATAACGGGGCGCGGGTTCACGCGGTACGATGTGAACGCCTCCACATCTGGGCAAGGCTTTTTGTATTACGAAGAAGCGGTGCAGGGGCTTGCAAGTTACACTATTATTCACCACATAGGCATAACGGCCTACAAATTGCTTGGTGTTGTCAACAATCAAGGCATTGCACTAAAGTACCGCTTCAGAATGAAGGGTCGGTTTCACAATGACCGCGCACTTTTCTTTGATTCAAACATCTACATTCGTGAGGTTGTGCAGGTTTCAAGTTCCCCCACGGAATGGGAGCGCACAGGCGAAATTCTTTCGACAGAGTATTTGAACACATACTTTGATCCGGGTGATACGATTTACATTGACTTTGACCAAACCGTTACGCTAAAGCCCGGCATGGCTGCAATTATTGACTTTTCGGAATTGCCGTCGGTTGATTTTTACGCTGAAAGCGGGCTGTATTTCGAGTGTCGCCCGGCAAGCAAGTGTTTAATGACCGATGACATTGTGACCATTAGCGACTGCCTTAGCGATGAAAACACCATACTTGATTGGACTAAGGCGTTTTGCCAATTAACAGATCAAAGGTGTGAAACAAATATTGACACCAAGACGCTGAAGCTTCACCCAAACAAGCGGGCGAACTTGCACGGCACGGTTATACCTCCATTTTTAAAGGATGAAGAAAGCGCGGTTGATATTTCAGAATTGATAGTAAAAGGAAGCATTCGCTCCAAGCCTATACGCCCAAACTTAAAACGGTACACGCGCTTGGAGTTCGCAAATTCAGGCGACGCTTATATTTCATCCCTAAACCTGACAAGCCCGGCGCACAGCCGGACAATCACGAACGGCGAAGATTACCCGGATGAAATTGATTCTTTCCAAAATCCTGTAATAGAGCCGACTTTGGAGGGGCAACCCACCGCCCTTGCATCGGGCGCAAGCGGGAGACATCCGTCGCCATATCTGCCAAGACTTTGGGATAACACCAACGGCGAACGCTCTTTTGAGATTGGCCCGCGTATCCTGTTTGGTTTTGGTGAAGTCAGGCAAATAAACCCGCAGCCATTTAATACAGCAATTGACCTTCATGCCTCGTTTTTCTTTAATGAGCCGCCAAATGTGGCTGACACGGGGCTAAAGAAGTATTTTGGCTATGCTACACAGTTGCGGACATGGGAACTTGACCCAACACCAACCATTGACGGGAATGTGGTTTTTGGCAGTGAGCAAAACGACTTGTTTGTAAACTTTTGGCTGGGCCTGACACAAAACGAGCGCGACGGCACGGAACTGGATTTGCTGTTAATGATGAAAATGAAGGATTATGTTGGCTACGATTTCAGGAGCCTGTATTTCTTTTATTACAACGGCATTCCGCTTCGCGTTCCGATGACATCCATACGGGATTTCCAGACGTGTAGCGATATGCCCACGCCCGTTACATTCTTTGTCCCCCCGGCAGATACGGAGTGCTGTGATTTGCCTTGTGGCTGCCAGTTCACGACATGTGAATATTACCAAGACTTTGGCGTGTATATGCGACAGGCGACGCTCGATTTGCTGAAAGTTGATTCATTCATTGTTGATGGCATAGAATTACTTACCGCCCCGGTTTCATTTGGATATGTGAACATGGTGGAGGTTGGCGGCTATCCATTCTGCACGAACCTGGTTGATACGCTTAATTCTATTGCCGCCCCGTATTTTAGTTTCGGAATTTCGACGCGCATACATCCCAACCGTGGAGCGCGGTTTTTCACCTGTAAAAGATTGGCGTGTGTGCCGTTTAGGATTGTGATTACCCTTTCGGGTGCAGAGTGCTACCTGTACACGCAAGACGAACAAAAGCAAAAGTATTTTTCTGGCACATGGGCTGCCTTGGGTTATGCGCCCGACACCTACACGGAGCCTATTGATTGTGTGACTGTAACGGAGTATTAAAGAATGATAGCAAACGCGCAATCTGAGCAACTATACAGCGAGTTTAAGGCATTAAACCCGTTAAGCGAGGAAATATACAACCCGACGCTGCCAAACCTTCAGCGTTGGCATTGGCACGTTACGGAGGCGAAGTTTAGGCCACAGTATGAAAAGGTTGTGCCTGGAGTAATACAGACGGCAGACACGCGCTTTGCAAATGCCAGAAAATTCAGGTCGTTCAAACAAATGCCTGAATATATGCAAGCAAGGTTTTTGCAACTAGCAGCCCTATACATGGGCCGCGAAGTGTACGCCGTTGGAAGCCGTGTTTGTGGCGAATGGATAGAAAAGCATTCACCCGTTGAGGTGGCAAGGATGCGCGAAGGATTGGGCAAAGCCCCGAAACTAGAAAGCGATTATGACATTTGGTTTCAATTGGAGCCGGAAGACAACCGGGACGAACTGATAAAAAGACTGCCACCTTGGGGCGACCTACTGCCGCATGGTGTGCCGAATAACCAGAAAATAAGAATACCCATGTGGAATTGGGACAAGTTGCCAAAGGACGAACACGCAAACGCGATAGACCTTTTCAACGCCGGGCGGTGGGGGGCGTTAATGGCCCTGCACAATAAATACAATCTTTCCCCTCAAACCCTGTGCTGCAATGACGAACCAGTGCGGACGTGGTTTGAGTGGGCTATTAAAAACGAAATAATTACAAAATGAGAAAAAGCGATGCAGAGATCGAAGTTAAACGCCGGGCGCGTTTTGAGGTTATGGCTGTGCGGCTGGCAAATCACCTTAACCTGTCAAGTGCTGAAACATGGGCGAAGTTGCCACAGACGGCGAGGGATTACTTCAACGGCCAAAAATATTGCGACATCGTTAAGCCCCTCATTATTCGTGACAATATGCGCGGGCAATCCGTCCGCCAACTTGCTATAAAGTACGGCCTCAGTAGCAGTGCCGTACAAAACCACCTTTCAAGAAACAAGGCGCACTGTGAAGAGTACGCCTAAAGGAGTATAGTGTTTGAAAAAAGGAGCGTAAAAACTCATTGGCCCGTCCCGATGCAAATCAGGACGGGTTTTTTCGTGTCCTAAAGCATGGCACGGAGACAACCCTAAACCGTGCTTTTTGGGTGTGTGTGGCTGGACATTTGTACCACACACGCGAAATGACGGAACACGCCTTAGATAATCCACAGGGACAAAACCGCGACATCGAGCATTTTATGCTTGGTACGGGAGCGGTAGCTATTGAGCAGGGCTTCGCTATGGCGGAACTGCACCAATACCTGCAAGACCTGGCGTTGTTGAATCATGGCGTACCGTACAAGGAACTTGGAATTTGGCAACGCCGGGCTTCTTTCGCCCCTGCCTACATTTCAGCAGAAGGGTTTGCCACGGCGCAAGAACTGCAAAGCGGCAACCCTATTCAAGTCGGCTCTATTGCCCTGCTAAAATTGGCGGGCGTTATGCGGGCCGACGGCGGGATTTCAAACCCTGGTATCGGTCAATTGGCCTCCGACCTTCGGGCGGCTTATGATAATAAGTCTATTGCCGGGATAATCATTGAAACAAATTCGGGCGGCGGTGAAGTATTGGCCGCAACAATCCTCAACAGCGCACTTTCCGAAAGGAACAAACCCGTCGTTGGATTTGCACACATGGCAGCAAGTGCCGCCTATTGGGCATTGGCAAATACGGATGAAATTATTGCTTCTGGCGATGCCTCTGAGTTTGGCAGCATCGGTGTAATGGTGACGCTTGACAAAAAGGCGATGGACGATTACCGCGCCCGCTTTTCGGAGTTCTACGGCGTAACAGCCCCAAACAAAAACGCCCATTCCCGCGCTGCCTTTGAGGGGGATTTTTCCCTATTCCAAACCAAGACGGACGAAATGACAAAATCATTTCAGGACGCTATCGCAGGCGTTCGCCCGCTACGTGGATCACAGGCAGCAATCAAAGAAACACTTTCTGGAAAAATGTTCGCGGCAACGGATGCCAAGAAAAACGGGCTGGTTGACAGCATCGGGAACCTGCGCTATGCCGTGGCCCGTGTCAAGTCGCTCAAATCAAAATACAAATAACAAACACGAACCATGAATTTCGACGTAACGAAATCAAAACTCTACGCGCAAGTAATGACAGCCTGCGCATCTTTTTTCGGCCTTGGTGAAGACGCTACCGAATCTGAAATCCACGAAGCAGTAGAGGGCAAAGTGCCGCTTTCTGCTCAACTCGAAGCCGCCCGCACGGAGGCCATTGCCGCGCAAGCCGAGCAATTGGCTGACCTGCAAACTCAATTCGATACAATGAAAGCCGACCTCGCCAACCTGCGCACGGACGTAGAGGCGAAAGACGCTCGCATTGCAGACCTGCAAGTTGAGGCCGCCAACCAAGCCACCGCGCTCGAAACCGCACAAACACAGCACCGCAAAGAAGTAGCGACGCTGGCCGGGCAAATATCCACGCTAAAAGCTGGGAAACCCACGATTCAGGACGAAGGCGGGGATCTGCACGAAGCGGGAAATAGCAAGCCAAACCCGAACGGGCAAACGGCAATTTCCAGCACAAGCCTACAAGCACTCATTGCTAAGGGTCGGCAGAACTAAGCCGCAAAGACAAAACAGCACAACAAACAAACACAAAAAAGAAATATCATGCCAGTTATTGAAGGAGGTTTTGGCCTTTTCGGCACACCAAGCACCCGGCAGATTACCGTTTCAACGGAATCCACGCTGCGAATTTTCGAGAACGTTGCCGTAGTGCAGCGCGACCAATATGCCCGCGCCTTGGGCCTTTACGGTGACGTAGCCTTAGGCCGTGACCTTGAAGCCCGCTTCATGTCGTTTTCCGTGCCTAAGCACTTGCTTAGCCCACGCAAAACGGGATGTTCGTGGAATCCAAAAGGCGGTCTTCGCATGAACGTTGACACGTTCGGAACTTGCCCGGTTGAATTTGACGGCACACAATGCAGCGATGCTTTTTATGGCACTTGCATGGAGCGGCTTTTCGGGGCTGGCAACGAAGTCAAAGACTTCTACTCCACACCTGAAGCACAGGGGCTTTTGGCGCAAATGCTGACACGCATTTACCAGGGTCTTGGAAACTCATTCTTTGACCTTTACAACTTCGCCAATCACCCGCTCATTGATGCGGCCAACACCAACGGCACATACGCTGTGGCTGTGGCTGAATGGGAGGACTACATTGACCAAATGCTGGTTGATGACACCACGGGCCGCAACACTTGCGCGGGACTTATCACTCAATTGGATGCGCTGAAAGCAGCAGGCAACGCCTACTACACGATGGATATTCCATTTGCGGATATTACCGTTGCGACCAATACCTACACAGGCAGTTTCACAGGTCTGATTGAGGATTTGATTGCAGCCGCTTCGCCTGAAATGAAAACCGCAATTGATAGCGGTATGATGGTGAACGGGCGTGTGTTGTACCCCATCATTCTTGCAACGTCAGCAGAGTTCAACGCTTATAAAGCGGAGATTCGCGCCCTTGCAGGAACGAATGAACTGGCATACCGCTACATGATTGAGGGCATGGACGGCGTGACCAAGTTGGAGCGCAACGTGCTTATGTACGACAATATGCCCATCGTTCGCTGGGACGCTCACTCTTCTTTTGATGCAATCAACAACGTGCAATCCCACCGCGTAGCAATCGTTGCGCCGGGCGTGTTTGGTGTGCTTCACGACATTGACCCGCTTGCTCAGTTTGACGGCCTTGGTTTGATCGTTGAGCAGTCCACGCTTTTGCGCGACAAAAAGCGCATTGACATGACCACCACATTTCGTTGGGGCGCAGGCATTGCCGATCCAAATTTCGCTGTGATGGCATCAAACATCATTGTGCTTTAATCCACCCATATTTTTTCACGCTTAAACCAAAAAAGATATGGCTTGCGGAATAACCGCGCTTTCGAGTTCTACCGATTGCGCAGCAAATCAGGGGGGTATTATCTACTCTTTTGCTTGCAAATTTGCAGACATCACAAGCGTAACGATTACGTTAAACGTGATCTCAAACTTAACAATGGCCTCCACAGGGCTTTTAAAGCGGTTTGATTACGACCTGAATAATACGGCGAACTACAACCAGGTAGGCTCTTTGAACGGCAACCGCTTCACTATTGAGCAAACCTCATTCATGGTTTTCAGGGGCATTACAGCCGCATACATTCTGGCCTCGAATACGGCTTCAGAATGTTGCGACACGGTTTGGTTTCACTTCCTTGCAAATGGCGTTTGCGTCGTGCAGGGCATTGAGTTCCTTTCCGCAACGGGTGCGCCAAATCGCAGCCTGAACCGCTCCACGCGCATCGTGCCGACCATTAACACGGATACGGCATTGAACGAGGCGCGTGTTGAGTACACGGTTGCAGGTAGTTCAAACACATTCTCGCAAACTTCATCCCTGACGGCAGCAGCACTTGCCGCACTGTAATGGAAGACGTAAAGCAAGAAAAAGGAAAACAAAAGGCATACCGCGTTGCCGCCCGCTTTTTGATTGACGGAAAAACACCCGTCACATTAGTAGACGGCGTTGCGGTATGTCTTGCGGAAAAAGACTTGGTGAAAGAAGTGCCTGGCACTCTTAGCCGTCCCCCGCAAACGATAACAGTAAAACAGGCCACACCCGCGCAACTCAAAAAGTTGTTCGAGCAGGGCCACGAAATGATTGAAGAATACGAAGCCTAAAAAATGTCTACTACTTCCACGGTTCTAAGCACGGATTGTTGTGACGGTGTTGCGGAGAATCCGAAGCAGCGAATGCGGGGGCGTAGGGCAAGCAAGGGGTTAAGTATTTACGGGGTAGACAACCCAATACCGTCTGAGGTTTGTGATACTGAAGAATTAAAGACATTTTTCCAAAAGTGGAATTTGGTGCCGTATGCCGGGACAACAAAAGAAAGCGGGCAAAGCCTTCTTTCTTGGTATCAAATGCTTGCTCAACTTTCGCCAACGCACAGCGCGTGTATTAGTAAAAAGCTGAAGTACGCAATTGGCGGGAAAGCCGGATTTGTTCGGGCGTTGGATACGGAGTTTGATACGGGCGAAGAAGTGCGCGAACTGTCAATGGCTGAAAAGATAGCATACCGTGACGCACTCAACGAGTTCATTGAATTTGAAAACGGGATTGGAAAAATGCACCGCTCTTTGGGTTGGTCGCTGGAGGCAACCGGGAACGCATGGGCGGAACTTTCTTTCTCTGAAACGCTGGGCGTTGGCAGGGCAAAGATCAAAGCCCACCGCGTTACGCACTGCCTGTATGTGAATACGAAAAAAGATGAACGCAAAGTGGTAGCCGTGTCGCCAAAATGGACGGATGAATACCTGAAAAAGAACGAACCGCGATATGTGCCACTATACCCAAACTTCGTAAAGGATACAGACGGGACAATACGAACCATGTTTCACCTGAAAAACGGGGACAATACGTGGTATGGAAGGCCAGAAAGTCAGGGCAGCGATATTTACAAGTACCGGGAATTTCAAGACCAAATCTATCTGGTAAAGCAAGCGGCCTCAAATTTCACGGGCCAATTGATTGTGGAGGTAGAGGACGACGACCCGGAATTTGCCCCGGCAATTGACGAACAGGGCGCACAGGAGGCTGGGTTTGACAGTTTTGCACAGCGTTTTGAACATTCATACACGCAAAAAGCGGATAATCCACAGAGTGTACTTGTGACATCGCGGCCTTATGGCTCAAAGCCTATGTATGTTTTCCAACTTGACCCAAACACCAATGAGAATTGGTACAAGGTCACGGGGGAAATTGCTGAACAAAAGATTACCCGTTCGCACGGGTTGACGTTGCGGTTTATGGGTTTTGATGTTGCGAATGGGTTTGCTACGGATGCCTTTGTAAGTGATTATGTGATGAATGTGGAGCCAATTATTGAAGAGCTTTTACAGGACTTGACCAACTTCACGAATAAGATAATTTCCGAAGTGTGGAGAATGGTAGACCGCGAAGACTTGAACGAATACAGTATCACGTTTGCGCCGCCTATCCAGTCGGCAGTTGACGAATACAAAACAAGGGCGGCGGCGGCAAATCAACCGCAACCGCAAACAGTAGCGCAATGAACCTCATAACCGCATACGAAGTCTTGAAATACAGCACGGCGGGGAAAGACTACCCCACGGGGCAGTTTTGTGAGATTATTCCGCAAGTGGAGGAAGAGTTTGCCCGCGAATGCCTGGGACAAGATTTATACGACCACATGGTTGACAGTATGGCGGAATACCCGGCAACGGCAACAGAGTGGGAAGATTGTACTGATTATGACACGGACGATGTGGTAGTAAGAAATGGTAGCCTATTCGTGTCATTGAGTGATGGAAACCGCGCAGACCCTTTGGTTGAAACGGGTGATTGGGAAGCATTTGAGCGGTTTACAACGACGGGGACGCAATTGCTTTGGACTAGGTACTTACGACGCATTTTGGCTTTGAAAGTATTTATGGCAAGCCGTTTCGATGTGACCTGGCGAAGTGGGGCAGGAGGTGTAGCGGTAGCGATGGGCGATTCAGCAGGGTTTAGGGCGGCGAACAAATCCGAAATAACGCTCTTGAAAGAATCGGACATTGCAAAAATTGAAACCGCCACCAAAAATATGCTGGCATGGTTGACAGACAACGCAGAAACCTATGATTTACCGCTTGCCGATTCATGCCAAACAAACCTTTGTCAGACACGCGGAAAGCGGGTGCGTAGATGGGCGTTTTCAAGTTAGGGAAAAATGAGCATTGTTGACAAAATACTAAAGGTTGCCGCAAGCAAAATACTTGTTGAAAGCCTTGTAAGCGAAGAAGTTGCAAAATTCAGGATGGACGCTTGCCTTGTCTGTCCTCAATTAAGCCTGTCAGATTACAGGTGTAAAGTGTGCAAGTGTTATGTGGAGGTAAAGACAACGGCAGAAGTAAATTACAACCCGAAAAAACTACGCAATGAGATCACGCACTGCCCAAGCGGTCGGTGGGGTGATTTGGAAACAGCAAACGAATACAGGAAAATAGACGGCCTTGCGCCACTCACAGAAATAACAAATTCAAGCCATGATTAAAAGACTTTTGGTCGCTGACCAACTTTCGACAAACATTTTGAAGACCACGAAAGGCGATAGCCCTTGCTGTGGCGACGGCCTTGATGTGTGTGAATATTCAGTTACATACACACAGGCCCAAACAATTTCCCTGCTGAATATCACAGAGGGCGGTGTTGCCCGCGCTTTGGCGTGTGTTCCGACATCAACCAGCGCAGCACACACACAAGCCGCAATTCTTGCATCTTTGATTGCAGCCGGGTACGAAGACGACGGCGTTGGTGGTGATGGCGTTACCGTCGTGGATAACGGCTCAACCCTGACTGTTACGATCCTTGGCGACGTTGTTCCGGTGAGCCTTACCACTTCTGGCGGCGTGGTCACATTTACCGCTCTTTGCGATTCTGTCAGCCTTTGCACGTTCACACTGGAGGATTACGCAGGCGGCGCAACAAATACCCTGACCATTAACGGCGTGGATTACTCGCTTGGCGCAATCACGCCTGGAACAACCACGGCAGGCGATGTTGACACGGCTATTGAGGCTGATATGACAACGGCGGGCGTGTTGGGATCAAGCAATACTACCACAGAGGGTAGCGGCGGCAGCACAACCTACAACATCATAATCACAGGCAGCGAACAGGCTAACACCTTCGCTTTGAATGGCTCCTACCTGGAGCGTTCCGCTTGTGTGCAAGACTATGTGGCATAACGATCAAAACACTCGTTTTTAAACGAAGCCCCCGGCCATGCTATGTGGGCGGGGGCTTTTTTATAAAAAAAATCATTTTTCAAACAATGAAACAGATACTTCTTTTTGCAATTCTGCTGGCACCATTTTTCACCGTATCCGCTCAGAAGATTGACAGATGGGGGCAAGTCCCTTATTCAAGCCGCGTCCCAACAGGTGATCCAAAAATCACTGAAGCGCAAGTTTGGTTCAACGTGGGCGCGGGCGACCTATACACCTATAATCGCAGTACAGGTGACTGGAGCGCACTTGCCCGAAAGTCTGCTTATGCGGAAATGTCAATCAGTAACGACACTTCGACAATATCCTTTGCCGCTACCACAGCCGCGCCAATTCAGGATTTGACGGTTGGGCCAATTAGCGGATTTACAATGATTTCAGATTCCTTGCTTAGATACGATGGCGAAACAGCCGCCGTGTTCCAAGTGGGTTTTTCCGGTTCAATCCTTTTTGCGGAAGCCGCCAATATCATTCGCGGTTATGTAGAGGTGAATGGTACGGAGCAAACCCGCGCAAGATTTCGCCAAACAATGACGCTTGTAACCGAAAACGAGACGGTGGCAGGCAGTGCGCTCATTACGCTAAACCCAGGCGCATTAGTGCGCTTTATGTTCGTCCCTTCCACACACACAGGAACCGACATTCTTTCCATCTATCAGTTCAATTTGAATCTGGTACAGGTTAATTAAAAAGCGAAATGGCAACGAATTGCGCTACAAACATAACGATTGATTTCTGCCCGCCAACGGTGGATTTTGAATGCTTGCGCGTCGGGCTTTCGTTCCCATTTCAATTTACATTTAAGGACAGGCGGACGGGTTCTGAAATCGACATTACAAGCGATACTTTTTCACTCATTGTAACCGATTCGACAGGCGCAACCGTAGAGACGATGACCGTCGGCTCTGGCCTTACAATCATTGCCGACGGCATTTTGCAGGGCATATTTTCAAGCCCGACAACAGACACCGCCGGGAGGTACACATACGAATTGATTTGGACAATAACGGCAACTGGCGGCGTACTGCCAGCCTCAGCCGGGCGCATCGTTGTAAAAGCATAAAGAAATGACTGTTCAGCAAATAGAGGTCACTTGTGAGGCTACTACACAGCCAACCCTTTCGGTTGGCGGCCAAATCTCTATTTATGTGAACATGGGGACGGGTGGGTATTACGAAGACTGGCTGAATAGCCTCTTGACATACGATAGTGACGAAAACGCAGGGCTTGGTGGTATTGCGATAGGAAAATATTATATGAAGGCTTTTAACCACGTTGAAGGCGGTGGGGGAAGCCCTAAAAAAAGACTTGTATAATGAAATTCCCGATCACTTTATCGCTGCTATTTTTCGCTTTTTCAGCAAGTGCGCAAACGTTCACCTTTGAATGTATGGATAGCACCCGGCTAACGGGCGTTAATTGCGACGTTTGCCCGGTTACGAACATAACCAGCCGCTCTTTTTGCGGCCTTATGGTCTATAAAAACGGTGTTCCTCACAAGTGGATAGATCAACCCTACACCGTGCGAAGAAAGCCGGGAAATACGGTTGAGTTTTTGGAGCAAATCCCGTCTATCCCCTCAATTCAGACACAAGACAGGATCACTATTTCTCTTGCCCAAACCGCGTTTTTTACGGTTACGGGAATGATAGACAGCACGGTTTGCCATTGCGCTACTGGCGTAGTAGACACTTTGCCGCTATTTTACGCCTCTGATAGCCTGGGCTTTGCCCCTGTTTTCAAGGGCGACACATTTACAATCGTTGGCAGAGACTTGGCCCACGTCTCGTTTGATAGCCTGTTACAAAAGTATGTGATTCAGGTTGATAGCAGCACAGGCGGCGCAACCGACCTGACATTTACGGGCGGTTCTTCTCCCTACACACTAAACAGCAGCACAGGCACAGACGTAACCTTTACGCAAGGGTCTGGAATAGCGATTACGCGCACATCAAACGACCTTTCGTTTGCCGCCACAGACGCATCCACCACAAACGAAATACAGACCTACGGACACGCTGGAACTACCAACTATGTGAACACGCTGTCACTTGGCGGCGGTTCATTCACGCTAAATGCGGCGGGCATACTTGCCATTTCTCACACGGCGGGAACGGTAACGCTTACGGCAACCGAGGCGCAAATCGCAAACAACGGCCTTTCAGACAACGAAGCGGGCGGTGGTGTATTCCGATGGGGGAACCGTTACATGAACGGCAGCGACGGCCTATTTTCCAACGACAGAAAGCAGAATTTGAACGCTTTTATGGCGTTCCACGGAGATAACACGGACAGCCTTTTGTTTGTAGTTGACGGCACAAACGACCGTGTTGGCGTTGGACGTTTGCCCGCTCAAAGGCTTGACGTAGCCGGGTCTTCAGGGACATACGCAAGGGTCGGCACATCGGGCGCGGTTGCAAATGCCGGGTTAATCCTAAATAACTCAGCCGACGTTGCCGACACATGGGCGGTTTATCGGCAGGGTGACGGGGATTTCGCGATTGGCGCGGACGCTGACAATGAATGGCCGAGCGGTACACTAACAGACCCTTTCATAATCAAGCCGTCGCCCCCTGACAATTCATTTTACATGGACGCGACGGGGTTTATTGCGCTTGCTGGAACTACGGCAGCGAGGCGTCTTGATAATTACGGAGAAACAAGACTTAGAGACCTAACAACAGACACGCCAACGGGTATAGTTGGACACGATGCCGATGGAGATTTGGGTACGATAACCGTTGGGTCTGGCTTGTCATTATCTGGAGGGTCACTGACCTCCACTGCGGGAACATTTTACCAGACCATGCGCGACAACGGCGCAGCAGAAACACAACGCGCCGCGCTGAATTTCATTTCAAGCGCGTCGGTATCTGCCCTGCTTACAGATGACGGGGCGGGCGGCGAAACGGAGGCGACTTTCGCGATTCCAAACAACGCCGTTACAAACGCACTACTAAGGCAGGGAGTGGCGCGGTCTGTGATCGGCGTAACTGGTAATGCCACCGCGAACGTAGCGGACATTCAAGGCACAGC